TGCCGGGTTTTTTAATGTTTAAACATTAAGTATTGATATGTCCAGTTTTAATGCCTTAACCCAGAATACTCTTACTGTTTTAAGAGATCTTGGAGGCTTTGCATGGAATTATAATTTTAAAGTAACGAGTATAGTTAATGCTGACACAAAAGTTGAATTAGTATCTGGAGACTCATTACCTTTAGCATCTGCAAAACTACCCGGTATAAAATTAAATACTGCAAAAGTACCTTACGGGGCATTTGAAATAAATGTACCTATGAACGTAACATTTCCGGAAAATATGCAATGGACTGTAAGTCTGTTCTCTGATAATAAAGGCGTACTCAGAAATATCTTTCAAACGTGGCAAACCGATCTATACGATTTTAAAACTCAAAAAGGTAAAAGTAACTTTAAATATAATATAGCTTTAGAGTTAGGAACAAATGAGTTAACAAATACAACCACCATTAATATTAAAACGGGACTAGAAGAACTTGCAAACGCGGTCAGTAAAAAAACAGATGACATATCTGTACAAATACAAAACTCAATAATAGGCTGGAAGCAGGCGGCCAATCACCCAAGCATCATAACGAGATTGAATAATGTAAAGGACAAAGGTATTTATTCCACCCAAATAGCTACAATAAGTCAATATACAAATACAAGCAATTCAAAGTGGAACCCAACACAAACTTATACTTTATACGGCTGCTTTCCTGTTATGCTAGATGGTATACAATATACCGCAGAAAACCCAGATATAATAAAATTTAGCGCGGTAATAGCATATCAGTATTTTGAAAAAACAGCTAATAAAAACACCCCATAATTATGTCCTATTTAAATACTTTTTATAAAGATGCGGTAAAGGCGGGTTTCAGTAAAGACTATCAAATTATTTTAACTAGTTTAAATATAGGTGGTTTAGATTTTAGTCAAAGACTACCGCTTTCGTACGCAAAAAAAATACAAATACCGGTCAAAAAGGCAACCGCAACAAAAGATTTATCTCTTTATGCAAATATAATTCCTCTGTTTAACGGAGCATCAGATTACGAAAATAAGACTAACTATCAAATAACATTTTGGGTTCCTGTAGATGCAGGTCCTGCAATTGAAGCATTTAATAATGCTACCGGTAGTGTAGCAGATAGTAATGATACTATTCAGTTTAATATATTAGACGATCAAAACAAATCAATATACATGGTTGAATTACAAAAAGTATCAGTAAAAAATATAAGCCAAGTTACATACTCTACTGACGGTCCCGGTAAGCCTCAAGAATTTACAGTTACGTTTACGTATGAAGATGTAATATATAATCCGTTAAGCAAAAATAGTCCTGATAATATTAAAATTGCAGGTCTTGCATACGGGTCAACAGATGACAGCGATGATAAAGCTCCTATAAGAGTAAACGCATATAGCAAATTCCAATCTCAAAAAACTGCAAATTCTGCTTTAAGTAACACTAAAGGCGGCTTTCTAGGGGTTCTGCAAGATATAACTAGTTATTCTAAAGCAATAACTTCAACTGTGCGGGCTTTAGGTAATACAGCAGGTAGCATACGAGGCGCCGGAAGAGCAATAAGAGGCAGATAATAAACACTAAGTAACTATATGACCTTAAACGATTTTTATTCTACAGCTTATCAAAGAGGTTTTAGTAGAGACTATCAAATTAGAGTATCTGAAATTATTATTAACGGCGAAAAAATAACTGATTCGTTGGAGGGTCAAATATTAAACTATGTAAAGACTGCTTCAATACCTTCCCGTAAAGTAGAAACAACCAGTGTATCATACCATACAGTTAAGATACCTGTAAGTACTGGTATAGCGGATTTCGGTAATAAAGAAAACTATCAAATTACATTTTGGGCAGACCAGGGACTAGATTTCCGCGCATGGTTTTACGATCGTTCAGAGTATTATTCCAACAATCCGAATACCTCTAAGTTTCCGCCTGAATTAGCTAATAATAAAATACAAATAGAAGTATTAGATGATATGCTCGAAACTGTATTGCAGTATACCCTGCAAGGGGTGACGATTAAAGAGGTGAGCGAAATAAAATACAATAAAGAAGGGTCCGGCAAACCTCAGGAGTTTACAGTTACATTCGCGTTTTATAATGTAGTACCTACAACGGGCTTTAGTTCTGGGGCTGCTCAAACGACTCAAGCAACTAACACTAAAGGTGGCTTCCTAGGGGTTCTGCAAGATATAACTAAGTACGCAAAAGCAACGACTACAGCAGTGCAGGCTGTAAGAGGCGTAGCAACAGCGGCTCGTAGTACAACAAGAGCTATACGCGGTAGATGAGTCTGGACATACAAAGTTTTATAGATTTTCTTTCTAGCGAGAATACCCATATTCCCGTAGAAGCTAATTTTAAAATAAGAATAAGTAATTTGTTTTTTGCAGATGCGGGAACTATACCAGTATTGGCAAAATTAAGTAATGTGCAGGATAAAATTGCTCCTAATAATGGTATTTTAAAGGTACTTGTTGGTAATCAAAATGTGTGGCCTCAAGGGGCATACAAACAAGATACTGTTTTATTTGCAAACGGAGTATCTGTACCAGGAGAGAGTGTGGGAGTAGCAAGAGCGGGTATGTCTGCAGAAAGCGGCGGGTTACATGGTGGTTTGCTTTCGGCTCCTATTTTAAAAGGTCGTAAAGATTCATCAAATTTAGAAATAACGTTTATTGAAACAAACATATCTTTTATAGACTCAATAATTAGACCATGGTCTGTGGCTACTGCTCAATACGGCTTATTTGCTCGAAATAAAAACAGCTTGCAAAACTTTAAAACAACTATTACTATAGACTACCTCGACAAAACAGGCCTAGCAGGTAAAGAAAGTGAAACAAGAAAAAGAATAACGTTTAGCGATGCAGCTCCAGTAGAAGTAGCTAGTTATGAAACAACTTACGGTTCATCAGGCAAAGGTACTGATGTGAGAAGTACAAAAACTTCGTGGGTTTACTCTACATATTCTATAGACTATCCTAAATTTAATTAAATAGGGTATTGCTTTACCTATTCTATAATATAAGGTAATTAAACAGTTATGCCGTTTACATTAAATGTGTATCTACCTAGTACAGGAAAGGAGGTACAAATAAAAGAACTTTGCTACAGGCAGTATAGAGAGCTTGTAAAAAGTTTGTATAGTACGAATAAAAAAGAAACTATACAGCAGTATAATTCTATATTGTTAGATTTATGTCCAGATATAAAAAATTTAAACATAACATTTGAGGATAAACTAGCTTTACTGTTAACAGTTAGAAATTACTGCGTAAGCCCGGATTTAAAATTAAAAGGTACGACAGCAGATGGTAATGTATTCAACTTTAATATAGCAGTTGAAACTTTAATTCAATTGACAAAGTCTTTAAATAAATCCGGAGCGGTTATAGAAAGCGATATTAGAGTAGAATACTCTTCCTACAAAGTGAAAGACGAGCATGTTTTCATTGGAAATAACAAAGATATCTTTGTTAAACTAGCTTCTCATATAGATTGCATTGTATATAATAATACTAGACTAGATTTTAAGGATTTATCATTAGAAGAAAGACTGAAGGTAGTTAATGGATTACCGCATTTCATTTTTAATAAAGTACATGAAAGTATATTAGAAACGGAATTTCAACTTGCAAAAATACCTTTTCTTACAGTAGTAAATCCGATAACAGAAGAAGTAGTTTTAACAATTACTAATAATATAAATTTCGAGTCTTTACAAAAACTTATTGAGTTTGCATTTACTGAAGAGCTTAACAACATATACCGGGCATTTTACAACATGGTTAAGTATGCAGGCTATTCTGCAGAATATATAGACTCTATTACCCCAGTTGAAATGCAAGTATATTGGATGTATTATAATCAGGACTTAGAGTCATCTAAAAACAATAATCAAAATACAGGAGCTCTTCCATCTTCACTAAACACAGAGCTAGGTTTTTAATTAACCCTGTATAATTATTTTTATGTCAAATATAGATAGTTTTCTTAGTACTCTTAATACTTTATCAGAAAAAAATTCTTTTGAAGTCTATATACCCTCTCTAAAGAGAAATGTACTGTTTAAACCAATAACTACAGGTCAGCAGCGGTCCTTGTATTTGTGTATATCAGACAACAGTCTCTTTCGTACTAAATTTATATCAACCACATTTCAAATTATTAAAGATAATTGCACAGAGCCAAATCTTTTACAAAAATTAACAGTGATAGATAGAATAGCTATATTATTAGCGTTCCGTAAAAATACTTTAGGTACAGATATAATTGTGGAGAAAGATGACGTGCAGTATTCCACTAACTTTGAGTCTAATTTAGAGCTAGTAAAAACTATAAGCTTACCTGAGAATAAAACTATAAACGTAAAGGGTATACAAATAGACTTACAGGTACCTCTAGTACTTGATCAATACGGTATTGAAAAAGAGTTGCGAGAGGGTCTAGCTACTTCTATGCCTCTTAATGAAGCTATAGAGGAGTCTATTTTAAATGAAGTTTGTAAGATGGTCGGAGAAATTTATATAGATTCAAATAAAGTTAATTATAACTCGTTTAGCTATAAAGAACGTTTGCAAATATTAGAAAAACTACCAGCTGAATTTATATTTGAAGTACAAAATTTTGCAGAAACAGTGAACAAGGTTATAGATGAACTGTTAACTGTGAAAGTGGATAATGAAAATAGTATAGGTTTTGATCTTACTGTGGATTTCTTTCTGGAAAGATAGTATAAGGATTGTCTAGTCCCTAAGTATTTCTGTGAGCGAAGATTCAAATAACGCAAAACCAGAAGTATTTCAAGAGCAAAGCGGCTTTCCACCGGTTATACAGTTATTACAAGATCAGAATTCGGCTTTAAAAAACGGATTTGAGAACACTATAAAGAGTTTTAAGAGCTTTGAAGGAGATGCTAAAACAATTAAAGAGTTGTTGCAATCTGCGTTATACACTTCAAAGTCTAGTAACACAGAAGCTGAAAGCATCGAAAGAGATAAATTAAATACGGGCAGACAGCTTTCTGTAGTTACATTTGATCTCACTAAACAATCTGCGGGCCTACTTAAGGTTATAGAAAGGCTTACCCGGGTAATAGAAAGTCAAAATAAGGAGATAAAAAATGTTACGCCAGGTTATGCGGATTATAGACAAAACTCAAATCAATTAAATAAATTTTTTCCGGGGTATATTAACCGCACGTTAAATAAGTTTCAGGACCAAGACACAAAAAGACTACAAACTACATACCCTATAGAAGTATCAGACAGAAAGGGTATAGATCGAAAAGATGGAGTAACCCAGTCTACAAATAAAATTACTAATCAGTCTACTGCTTTAGTACCAGCAAGCAACATATCAAGTGTAGTTGTAGCCCCAAATGAAAGAAAAGATGGAGAACCGGAGACTAATGTCGAGAAGGCTTTAACTCAAACTAGTATACCAGAATTACTCAACGAACCTGAGGAGAAAACTATAAAAGTAGAATTAGTTGAAATCAATGATAAAGCTATAGACAAGCTTAAAGACATGTTCGAAAAAATCGTAGGAAAAAAAGCTGGTGTAGATGTAGAAGGAGCTGACGGCATAGCTGGTATTGCTAAATTATCTCAGCTTTTAAAGAATAGTAAAATAGGTAGCGTAATAGCTAAAGGGGCCGGAGCCTTGGTCAAAGGTAGCGGAAAAGTAATTGGAAAGACAGGAAAACTTTTAACAAATACCGCTAAAGGCGGTGGAATGTTATATAAAGCGGGCATGGCTTTAAGAAAAACCGGCGGGCAGATAGCGAGTAAAGGCGTTGCGATGGCAGCCACTAAAACCGCAGAAAAAGCAGCAGCAACAACTGCAACAAAAGCTGCTACCACAGCAGCTGCAAAAACAGCAGCTACTACTAGTGCAAAAA